TGTTTACTTCTGATCCTACCGATGCTGGTAGTGGCACAGAATGTACTGGTGGTGCGTATGCTCGTATCGCTGTATCGTTTGGCTCACCTAGCAATGGTGTAGTAACTAACAGCGCAGATGTAACCTTTTCTCAAGCTACGAATAACTGGGGAACAATTAGCCATATTGGTCTGCATGACAATGTTACCTCTGGCAACCTATTGTTCCATACCATTTTGGCATCGTCTAAAGCTATTGGCACAGGCGATCAGTTCAAGATTAGTGCTGGCGCATTGACTTGCACTCTTGACTAATGCCCTTATCTCTTGAGCAGCTAGATGTTTATGGCTCGATTGAGAATGTACCTTACTCGCTAGACAATACCTTTTATGATGGCAGAGTATGTGGTCCATGGACACTAGAACAACTTGATAACTTTGGAAGCATAGATAGTCTTGCGTTCTCGCTAGACGATGAGCTGTGGACTACTGGTGCTTGTGTCAATTTATCAAACGCAGAACTAACCGCATTAGGTCAGCTAGACGCTAGTGCAATACGAGTCGTACCAGCTAACGCAGAGATTATCGCAAGCGGTACGGTAGATGCTGCTGCAAGCGCAATAAATTATGGCAACGCAGAAATAAATGCTACGGCATCAGTAGAAACCCTAGGTTTTGCAGTAAGAACTAACTCGGCAGAAATAAACGGATCGGCATCGGTTGATGCAAATGGTGTGCGTGTTGCTGCTGGAAACGCTGAAATAACAGCAAGCGGTAGCTTAGATGGGCAAGCATACGCTATTCGTAGCGCAGAAGGCTCTATAAACGCATCAGGAAGCCTTGAATCTGACTCGGTAAGGGTTAGGTATGCCGATGGTGAAATAAACGCTTCTGCGACCGTTTCTGCGGATTCCATTAGGATGCGCTTAGGCAACGCAGATATATCGGCTACAGCTAGTGTATCTGCTCTTGGTGGTATGCAATACCAAGGCTTTGCAGAAGTCAACGCTAATGCTACGGTAGATGTAAGCGGTAGGCTAATTGCTGGTGCTTATGTAGAGATCAATGGTAACGCAAATGTTACTGCTAAAGGCTTTAAGTTTGGTGAAGAATGGACTACGGATGCTGCTGGATCAGAGACATGGACTGAACAAGCTGCTGGCTCAAACACATGGACAGTAGAGACTGCTGGATCAAATACTTGGACTCCAGTTGCAGTAGGCTCGAATACTTGGACAGAACAGAATACGGAAAATAATCAATGGCAACGACAAGGATAACTTTTACCGAATGGCTACCAGATCAGCCAGGAGTGGCTGGTGTAATGACAGAAGCCAAAAATGTATATCCTATTGCTAATGGATATGCGCCTTTGCCGTTGGAAGCCAATCTGTCAACGGCAGCTAGTGAAAACCTAAACAACATCTTTGCAGCAAAAACTAATGCAGTTAGCTCTTTATTTTGTTCAGGGTCTACAAAGCTATTTAAGTTTAATTCTGCTGATACAGATTTAGATGATGTATCTAAGGCTGGTGGCTACAGTACAGCGACAGGCGAGCGTTTTTACTTTACCCAATTTGGTAATGTTGTTATTGCTGCCAATGGTCAAGCAAAACTACAAGGCTGGACACTAGGATCATCAACAGCATTTGCTGACTTAGCTGCTGCTGCACCTACAGCACGATATGTAACTGTAGTGCGTGATTTTGTGGTTGGTGCTGGCACTAGTACTTACCCTAATAGAGTCTATTGGTCTGATCTAAACGATGAAACCGATTGGACTCCAGGAGTAGGTAGTCAGTCAGATTTCCAAGACATAGCCGATGGTGGCGATGTAATGGGTGTTACTGGTGGTGAATTTGGAATTGTGTTGACAGAGCGTTCTGTAAACCGTATGAGCTACATTGGCTCGCCATTCTTCTTCCAGTTTGATTCGATTGCTCGTGGTGTTGGCTGTATTACTCCTAATTCTGTAGGGCAGTACGCATCTGTAACATTCTTCTTGTCAGACGATGGCTTTTATAGCTGCGATGGTCAGACAGTTAAGCCAATCGGTGCAGAAAAGGTTGATCGGTTCTTCTTTAACGATGTAAACCTAAACAAATTAGATGAGATGTCAACTGCGGTTGATCCCCTTAAAAAGCTGGTTATTTGGAATTACACCAATGTGTTTGCCCAAAAGCGTCAGCTTATTTATAACATCTCGCTAAATCGTTGGTCGTATGCAGAAACAACTGCAAACTATATCAACAATGTATATACACCTACTACAGCACTAGAAAGCCTAGATTTGTATGGCACGATGGATTCGTTGGGAGTTAGTTTGGATTCTCGCCAATGGGCTGGTGGCGCATTGTTACTAGCTGGTGTTACAGGAGCTAGAGCAATATCGTTTACTGGTGCAAGAAAGACAGGATCATTGATTACTGGAGACTTTAATGTACCCAATGCTCAATCTCTCGTTACTCTCGCAAGACCTATTGTTGATAATGGTTCTGCTACTGTTGCTGTGGCTTCAAGACTTAATCTAGATGACACTATTACATTCTCTGCGGATGTTGCTGCGGATGCAGAAAACAGGGTAAGTTTGCGTTCTGCTGGTCGTTATCACAGAACTAGGACAATCCCATCGGGAACATGGACAAGCTGTTTAGCAGTAGATGTAGACATCGTGCCACAGGGAACTAGATAATGTTTCGTACATTACCGAATTTTGGTGCAGATCCACGAAATGTAGCCGAGATTGTTCGCCAGATTATGAATGGCAAAACAAACAATACTGGCACGATTACATTAGCGATAGGAAATGCTACAAGCACAACGCTGTACGATGAGCGCATCAGCCCTGACACTAAGATCATTTTGATCCCATTCTCGGCTGCTGCGTTTACTGACTCTGCTCCGTATGGTATGTTTCAAGATTCAACCGATCAGTCCGCTACTACGACTGCTGCTGAGTTTCTTACGACATACAACACGACAGACTATTCTAACGGTGTGTTTGTATCGAATAACTCACGAATCAATGTGAGAAACTATGGAATATATGCGGTGCAATATTCCTTGCAGTTTAGAAACAGCACAAACGATGGTCAGGATATTGATATTTGGCTAAAGAAGAATGGCACAAATGTCGCTGGTTCTAACAGTAAGTTTCATATTCCAGCTAGAAAAAGCACAGGATCAGACAGTTATTTGATTGCAGTAACACCGCTAATGATTGAGTTGCAAGCAAACGACTATATTCAGATTGCTTTTAGAGTATCTGATATTGGGGTAACAATGGAGCATTTGGTTGCGGTTTCTGCGTCAAGCACAACACCAGCAATCCCAGCAGCTCCATCGGCTATCGTAACTGTGCAGTACATTGCACCACAGGCTTACAGTAACATTTATGTTAGCGCACAGACTCAAGGCTCGGCTACAATTAGTCATTATGCGAATAGCACAGCAGATAAGACTTATGGGTATGTTTTAGTTGGATAAACAGTACATAGATCCTAACAATTTACGGAACTGGTGGCAGTTTGTCAGACCAGGATTGGAACATATACTCAAGAAATCACCAGAGTATTGGATTCCAGAGGATGTGTATGCGGATCTGTTTAGTGGCAGATCGCAGTTATGGGTATTTTCAGAGCAAAACAAACCACGAGGCTTTGCAGTATTAGAGGCTAGAGGCGAGGATTTGCATTGTTGGTGTGGTTGGTCAGATGGTAGTGGGTATTTCAAAGATGGATTCCAAGATGTCTTTGAAATAGCTAAAGCCAATGGCTTTAAGAATGTAACTTTTGAATCGTGGCGATCAGGATGGGATCGGATCGCTCCTAAATTTGGATTTAAGCCTAGGAAATGGGTTAAGGAGATTATATGAGTATGGGTGGCGGTGGTGGCGGTACTAATACCGTAACAAGGACAGAACTAGATCCAGTAATGCGACCTTTTGTCCAATATGGACTACAGGAAGCAACTCGACTATATCAAGCTCCTAATGCGCTTCAATATTATCCTGGGCAAACTTATGTAAGCCCAAGTCAGCAGACTCAGGCTGCATTGCAAGCTGCTCAACAACGAGCCACAGTAGGAAATCCGTTGACTCCAGTTGCACAGCAACAAGCACTTAATACGCTACAAGGCGGTTATCTAGGTGGAAATCCTTTCTTTGAAGGCGCATTTAGAGCAGCCACACAAGGCGCACAAACAACCTATCAAGACCAAGTACAACAAGCATTGTCTAATGCTAGTCGTGCTGGTCGTTATGGCTCTGGTGCTATGGGAACTGCTTTAGATCGTGCTGGCGGTGTGTTTGCTAATGCACTTACAAATACTGCTGGAACTCTTGCATATCAGAATTATGCAGATGAGCGAGCAAGACAACAGGCTATGATTGGTGCTGCGCCTACATTGGCACAAGCAGACTACGAGGACATTAATAAGATGCTCCAACTCGGTCAGGTTGCAGAAGGTTACCAAGAAACTGCTATTGCAGATGCCGTTAATCGCTTTAATTTTGCACAACAAGCTCCATACCAAAGACTACAAAGCTATCTATCTGGTGCTTATGGTGCGCCATCAGGTATGCAAGTATCTCAGCCTGTCTATCGCAACCAATTCGGCAATGTCTTGGGCGGTGCTATTACTGGTGCTGCTTTAGGCGGTACACCAGGCGCAGCTATCGGTGCTGGTTTAGGACTGTTAGGATAAATTATGTCAGGAATGGAACTTCCTTTAATACTTGGTGCTGGCGGTGCATTAGTCGGTTCTCAAGTAGACAAACAAAACCCTTTGCGTGGCGCATTACTAGGCGGTGCTGCTGGTGGTTTAGGTGGCGCAGCATTAGCACCAGCTAGTGCTGCTGGAACTGCTGCTAGTAGTGCTGGAGCAATTCAATCTGCTGGAGCTGCCTCTACTGCTGCTGGTATTAGCAACCCTTTTTCTAGTGCTGCTGCATATCAGGCTGCTGTTCCTGGATTGACATCTAGTGCTGCTGGCTCTCAAGCTGCTATGTTAGCTGCACAAACTGGTGAATTTGGTTTAGCTGGATTGGCTCAAACTGCTGGATCTGCTTATGCTCCTGGCTCTGCTGGTAGTGCTATTTATGGCGCATTAGGATCAGGATCGCCATTGTCTCCATCGCAAGCAATGGCAGCGCAGCGTGTAATGGGTGGATTCCAACAGCCACAAGGCGGTACAAGCACACAAACAGGCGCATTTAGACCAGGACAACAAGTAAACCTAGCTGACCCAATCGCATCTTTATTAGCTCCTAAGCGCAAAAAAGAGCGACCAATGATTTCTCTACTGTGAGGC